ACCATCCGTGTTGCTTATGACAAGATGATTTATAAGAAACTATCGCTTGACGCAATGGAAATTTATGAGAATCCTGAACTCTTAGAGTTCCGTTCTCGTGAATTACTTGACCAGATTTTGCTTTCGATTGAACGAGCAATCTTTATCGGTGATGGCCGTTCTTCTGGCACCCCAGATTTGAGGATGTTTGATTCTGACACCAACACTGGTCTATTCCCAATTGCTACTGACTGTGCTGCTGCTAGCGGCTACGGCTCATTAGTTGCCTCTACTTATGAAGTAAGCGATGGCGCTAACCTTTATGACGGTGTTGTCGGCGCACGGCAATGGATTCGTTCTGAGGGCGAGCAAATCTTAGTTGTAAAGCCGTCTATCTTGACTGCTGCTTTCCAGGCTAAGGTTGGCAACCGCTACCTCATTGAGCCAGGTGCTACTGCTGAGGACATCTTCCGTGTGGCACGAGTATTTAGCCCGATGTGGATGGAATATGACACCACCAATGACGCTTATCTACTCGTCCGGAATGGCTATACCACAACTGGTGAGAGAAACCCAAGGGTATATCCGTTCTTCGATGTTTCTACTAACCAGAACATCTTGCTGAACGAAATGCCTATCGGTGGTACTTTGACTAAGTACAAATCGGCTGCTGCAATTAAGGGCTTAGGCTCAGTCAGCGCTTAAACAGGAGAGAACCAATGTTGACGCAAGAACAGTACACTTTATTCACAGGCCAGACTAATAATTGCTCAGACGAGAGCTGGGATATCCTTGTGGGTATTGCAGAGATGAGACTTGCGTCTTTCCTGTGTCTGGAGGAGTTTCCAGAGTTGGATGAAACTAACCAAGATTTAGCATTACTGTTGGCTAACTTTCTTTGTACAACTCTAAAATTCCAAGGGGCAAATGACGCTATTGAATCAAAGAGCGTCAGAAACTTTACAATCAATTTTAAGAGTAGCGCCACCAACGCTTTTGAACAGATATATTCGCATTATGAAGATATTATCGAAAAATACTCGCAATGTGATTCTGGGATTAAGGTAGAACGTTCGGCTCGGCACTGTTGTGGATACTATAATGGATACTTCAATTTTTGAGGCTTTTCCTAATGCAATTATTTCTGGTGTATGGCAGATAGGTACTTGCCAGCATGGCACAATTGTGGGGAACCAGTTTACAGGGATTGAATATTTGGATGTAGTAGTAGATGAAGGCAGTAGCTCAGATGTGAACACCACACCAGAAGTGTTGCGCTCAGATTTGCTCATTTATGCGTATCCATGCCAAATGCCTACTTTAGCCACAAATGCTTTAGTGTCTGGGTATATGCTCTATAATGTAGTAGAAAACAAATATTACGAGATAGTGGACGCTGGAATCGGTAAAAATCAGCATACCGGGGCAGTAGAACATGTAGAGCTAAAGGTAGTGCAGACTGAGGTTGTTGATGACTAATGTCGCTAGTGTTAAAGTAACCTGGGACAACCAGAAAATCGGCAGTATAGAGAGGAATGTGGTAAAGGGTCTAGTAGGCTTGGGGTTTGATATAGCCGCACAGGCTAGAAAGAACGCTCCACACGTCACTGGGGCTTTGCGCAATACCATACGAGTGAACGAGATTAGTGACAATTCGGTAGAAGTTATAGCAGGTGGCAACTTCGGTGGGCATAAAGTAGATTATGCTTGGATTCGTGCGCAAGGGCCGAATAGAAACCCAGCAACAGAACACTACATGGAGAATGCAAAAAATACTATCATGACAGGCAACTACATGGCTAAATACTTCGGAGGTATAACAAGATGATTACACTAGCATTATTGCAAAAAATGGTGGACGATGACGTTGCTGATTTAGTTGTGGACCAGAATTGCTTTTGGGAACAAGCACCTTTGCAGCGTGATGGCAGTCCTGCAAGTGGAGTATGGCTAGTAACTAGAGGGGGCAATGCTGCGAACTCTCCTAAGGGCCTTAATTTGCGTTCTACGGTGGATTTCTACGTGGCTTTAGCTAATAAGCCAAAAACTGAAGCGGTACACCAACAAATACTAGAATGGATTATTGATAATCCGTGTATATGCGAACTGACCGGCAGCGTTGGTGGCGTTACTTATGACTATACAAATATCCGGATTCGTCCTACGACTACTCCGCAGAATTTTGTAGTCACACAGAACAACTTGGTTGTAAAGATTGCCAGCGCAGAGCTGGTCTATGATATTAGATAACATGAAAGGAAACACATGGCAGTCCAAAATATTACACAGCTTCGCCGGGTAGTGTTCCGCAAATGGGATGCTGATGACAATGCCTGGAGCGTGTTTACCCTAGAGGCTGATGACCTAGGGCAGGACACTGTAATGACCATTAACGTGGCACCACGCATGCGAGCAAGAGCGTCTAGCTTAGGCAGCACATCTACTGCTATTTCAGGTACATTGGATAGTTTCGCAGGGTCTATTACGTTCTTAATGGATACTTATAAGAACCTAGGACAAGCAATCCAGAAATGGAACGCTGCAACCTACGCAGGAGCGGCTAGTACTGCAGGCAATATTATCTGGGACGGAACTGACACCTGTGCCGAAGATGGCTATATGTCTGTGGTGGCGCAGGGTCTTTGCGATGATGGTTCTTCGGTAGACGTAGAACTCACTCGGTGCGTACCTAGTGTTGACGATGATATTGAGATTGGTACTGGTGATACACCTACAATCACGCTCAATCTGCACCCAATCATCTACAACGCAGCGTTGCACTCCACAGATGGGTACCCACAATACTCGGCACGTCTTGGTGACTATGACCTGACCGTAAACAAACGGCTCAATGTCGCTACTGGCACTTATGAAACGGTGGCATCCGCCTAGAGGTGAGCGAGAATGACGAAGCCTGAATTGACACTGGAAAAAGTGAGAAACACAGCGAAGGTGAAAAACTTTCGGGCTTCGGATTTTCTTTCTGACGAGCAAATAGAAGAAGTGCATAAATCTAACTCAAAAGGACGGGGAAAGAGCAAATTTGATAGCGTAGATGCTTATATTGCTGAAATATTAGGCAGATTTGGGTATGAAACATATAGAGCGTGGGTGAATGGCGATATTGACGAGACTAAGATGGCTAGATTCATGGAGGCAGAACGTGCAAGAGAGGCACAACAGCGATTAAAGATAGAGAACGTAGTGGTTGCAGCTATGACTGGGGCTAATAGGCCCACTAAGGGGGGTCATATGCCAGAATCGCTAAAAATAGCATTAAAAATGCTTAAAAGTGAACAGAAACTAGCGAAAGGAGATAGATAGTGGCAACTCAAATAGGCGAGGCAGTAATAAAGCTCAGTTTTGATGGCAAAGACGTGAGGGCGAGCTTAGCAAAAGTAGAAAACCAAGTTACAAGCACCGGCACGAAAAGCGGCACGTCTTGGGGCAGTGCATGGACGGTAGCAGCAGGGAGTCTGGTATCTAAAGGCGTATCAAAGATAGTCAGCACGATCGCATCTAGCATGGACACTGCTATCAAGCGTGTAGATACTATCGCTAATTCCGAAAAAGTGTTTACTGCTATGGGTTACGCTGCCGATGATGTAAGTGAATCTATGAGTGGTCTGACTGATTATCTGGATGGATTGCCAACTTCGATGACCACTGCAGTCAATGCCGTACAATCACTTTCTGCCTCATTTGGAGGGATTGAAGTCGGCACGCAGACCTTTATCGACTTAAACAATGCCGGGCTTGCCTTTGGGGCTACTACAGCTCAGGTTGAGAACGCTATCGCTCAGCTTGGGCAGGTGTCACTAGATGGCCCATTAGATGCCCAGACTTGGAACTCACTCCGAAATAGTGGCTTTGCTCCAGTATTCGCAGCTATGGCAAAGGATGCGAATACCACAGTTGGAGAATTAAAAGCTAGCTTTGGTAGTGGTGAGCTGACCGTTCAAGATTTCCTAGATAGGTTGCATAAGCTGAATACCGAAGGGGGTGGAGATATGGAGTCATTGGCTGATTTGGCAAGAGCTAATACTAACGGCATCGGCACGGCTATCGAGAATGTACAAAATAGGATTGGGAAAGCAATTGCTAAAATAATCGACCATATTGGTCAAGAAAAAATATCGCAAACGATTAACAGCATATCTGAAGGGTTCACAAAAGTTGCAGATGTGGTCATAACCATCATAGACTTCTTATCAGCCAACCAATGGATTGTGGAGTTTCTAGGCACTACGGTGGCGATATTAGGCGCAGCTTCTGTCGCTATGTGGGCCGTGAACGCTGCAATGGCGGCAAGCCCAATTACATGGATTATCTTAGGTATAGCGGCGCTGGTTGCCGGTATTATCACTCTCATAAACCATATAGACGAAGTGGGACAATGGTTCCACAATGTCTTTGGCGGAGTTGCAGACTTTATCGGTGGCATTGTGGGGACTATCGGCAATTTCTTCACCAGTCTTTGGGAAGGCTTTATTCAACGTGTACAAGGCGCATGGGATTTTATCACTGGGCTATTTTCTGGGCTTGCTAGTTTCTTTGGCTCTATCTTTAGTAGTGCTTGGGAGGCCGTAAAAAATGTTTTTTCCACCGGTGGGCAAATCTTTATGGGCATTGTAGATGGCATTGCACAGGCCTTCCGTAACATTGTGAATGCTATTATCACGGGCATTAACCACGTTGTGGCAATCCCGTTCAATGCAATCAACGGGTTTTTGAACACTCTCCGAAGTATAAATATCCTGGGGGTAGAGCCATTCGGGTGGATTGGGCAAATCAGCGTGCCACAAATACCCCTGTTGGCTGAAGGTGGCATTGCCGATAGGGCTACAGCCGCAATTATCGGTGAAGAAGGGCGAGAGGCAGTTTTGCCGTTAGACAGGAACACAGATAACTGGGCAGGTTTGCTTGCCTCTACATTAGCCACAGAAATGCAAGAGCAAGAAGTCGGTGGGGCTGGAATTACTGTTTACATGACCAATCAAATTAACAATAGGTTAGATGCCGAGGACATCGGACGAGTAATGATTCAAAGTATAAGGAGGGCTGCATGAATATAGACCAAATAACAACTCAATGCTTCATTTTAGCGCTATTTATCCGTGATGACGGCGAGCGCTTTCTGCTAGGGTCTGGGGCTTTTTGTTTCAAAGAAAAGCAATTACATTTCAAAGCTAATTCATATGCAAATGACATCATCGAAGTCCAGGGCAATGATGGTGTCCTATTGGCCGGTCAAGTACGGCGTTCTAACTCGCAGCCATTTGACGGTTATATAGGCGATGCAACGGTAAGTAAACAGGATGTGGAGAATTATAGAAAGAGTTTCCTCGCTTTCTTCCGCAAAAACTATTACTATAAAGTGGTCTACATCTTCCCTGACGGCACAGCCATTCAGCGCCGAAAGGGTTTTATTGTGGACGCACCAGAAGTAAAAGAGATGTTCCAGTTTTACCCGGAGTACCATATTGCCCTGAACTTTGAGGACGTGAACTATTACACTTATAGTGAGGACGAAGAGGGCGAGGAAATTTACGGCAAAAGCGCTTCTATTAGCCCATCTGCCCCTATTACTGAAGGAGGGTTGGTCTGGGATTCCGTAGGGGTTGTTTGGGATTCCGTAGGCGCAACATGGGACGGTGCCGGTGGTGGAGGACCTACCACAGTGATGGTAGAGTCTATCGACAATGTTTATCCAGTGTGGGAGCTCACCGGTCCAGCGGAAAACCCCCAACTTGCAGTAAATACAACTGGCACCACGCTATCTTACTCTGGCACGGTTACTGCTACTCAAACTTTAAGGATTGACATGTTTAATAAGACAGCTACATTGAATGGAACTAGTGTCATTGGCAATGTCTATGGCGATTGGCTATATTTTGCGCCAGGCAATAACCGAGTAGTTTATGTAACTGATAATGCTGACTCTGACCCAAGTACTATCTACTGGCAGGAGATTGTAGGATGATAAGCGCCGCAACATATGAGGTCAATCTGTATTTGAATGGCACTCTTATCGGTGACTGTCGCTACCTCGCTCAAAACTTGGCTTATACTCGCAGGCGCACGAAACTTGGGGCAGATTCCATAGACTTCACTATCAACGATGTACTATTTGACCAGTGGTGCCAGGAACGCAACGTAACTATCAACGATTTGTTGAAACCTCTAGCCCTAGAGTGCAGGCTCACTCGCAATGGAGAATCCATCGTGGGGGGATTTCTAGCCACTATGCCAGCGTACACACCACTGCAGCACAGCGCTAATTTAGATTTGCATTTTGATGGTTTTCTCAATTTGTTAGCTGGGGTATATATCCGCAACACCAGCACTAATTTGCCACGAGGCACGGTTACTGGCAACGCTGGCACGCTAGTTTCTTCCATGATACAGTTTGCAAATACTGTCTCTAGCAATGCTGGCAAGGGATATGGATTTGTGGCCGGCAATGTGGAGACTTTAACGTCCATCACGCATACCTTTGACAATTATAAAACCGTGAAAGATTGGATTTGTGAACGTTGCGATAATGAAAGTGGCGCTGGACCGTTTGATGTATATTTCCATGCGGATAAAACCTATGATATTAGCGCCTCAGACAACTTTGGAGACGTTATTAGTGATTGGGTGGCATTCTTCCCCACATTGCTCAATAACACGTCTGCTACGAGCCTCAGCGCAGCCGAGGTGGGTGGTTTCTCTAGCGCCATCATTGGTCTAGGTGCCGGTGAAATATCAGCCAACGCTGACGAGAACACTGCTCTATTTGAATTTACAAGCGACCAGACTACAATCGCAGAATATGGGTATATGGAGAGCATATACCAGGACTCTAGCATTTCATCAGCCAGCACCTTGGCATATAATATGGAATCTACCCTTTTGGAAACGTCTAACCCCATTTGGAAACCGGAAATAACCTTGCATGGGAAACAAGTAGAACCAAAACCAACAGGCTCTAATAAGATCTGGATTGGTGATACCATAACGATAAATAACTCACTAGACCTCACTGGCATGACTAATGGTGATTTTAGGGTGAATGAAATGAATGTGTCTATCACGGCTGGGGGTGATGAGCTAATTAAGCCAGTGTTGGAGAGAGTATGACGCAGAATCTATTGACCCAACGGCTAAAGACAGCCAAAAGAGAATTAACTAACCTTAAGACAGCGCATAAGCGTGGCCGGGGTCTTTTGAAACTTTACTCGTACAGAGGCAACATCGTACCGCCAGACTATGACGAGGCTTACACTATGAAAATAACCGTGAGCTTTGACAGGAACTTCGCCAAAAACCCTTTTGTGCAATTTCTACGAGAAGTCACTAGGCCAGAGAGAAGTTGGCTCGGTAGCGCCATACACCCAGAATGGGAATATTATAATGACGATGGTTATAGTCTAGTTTTGGAGGGTGAATTCTTTGACCTTTATGAGGACCGCACAGCTTGGTTCACAATAATTTCTACATCGCCGATAACTAATGTGTCAATAGAGTTGGAGGTCTT